CGACCGCGAACGCTTCCGCGACGGCGCACGGCTTCGTTCCGAAGTGGCCGAACAATACGACGACGTTTTTCCGGGGCGACGGTACCTATGCCGCTCCAGCGGGTGGGGCATCGACACTTGATGGCATCACTGCCGCAACTGCCGATCAAGCAGGTATCGCCAATGCCGACTGGAACGTGCGCTGGAACTGGGCGAAGGTAACAAATTCAGAGGTTGCATTTGAACTCGGGGAATCTGCCGCTGCGACAGGCGGGACTTCAACAAGCGGAGTGCCGAATCAGGTACTGGCGAAGTTCTCCACACTTGCCGCTTCAACGATGTCGCCGCTTTCTGTGTATTCAAGAGCGGCACATGTGTTCAGCGTGAGTCCGACCACGGCGCAAATTCTGGCAACCGATGGGACTAATGTTGCACCCGCATATTCTTTCGCCTCTGCTTTAGGGACGGGGTTTTCCAATCCGAGTGGGCAGTTAAGCGCCAACGTGACGGGCACTAGAATCATGCGCTGGAGCAGTACGCAGACATTGTTCCTAAATGATGGAACTGCCGCTGCTCCAGCTATTCAATCAAGCAATTGGTCAGGTAGCGGTCTTTGGGTTGAGGGTGCGGCAGGACATTTTGGTATAGCCAGCAATGCTGGAGGGGAGCAAATCCGATTTGGGGGCGGGATTGCTCAAGCCTCTAAGGGGTCTGCTGATGCAGTTGGCTATCTTTTCAATGCCCGCAAGTCTCGCGGCACGGCCGCCAGCCCCACGGTCATCACCACGGGTGATGATCTCCTGACGATCTCCGGTTATGGCTATCTCGGCGCGACGAACACCTATGAACTTGCCGCGCAGATCAAGTACGATTCTATCGGCACAATTGCTGATACTACTTCTGGCATTGGTGGTGTCATCCGGTTCCTGACCGCCAATCAAGGGACGGTCGGCGTAGTCGAGAAAATGACTATCTGGAATGACGGGGATGTAACCATAGGCGTAGCGACTCCGGCAACAACCGCAACAATTGGCTTCCCTCAAGTCCCAACTATGTCCGGGACTCCGACCGGCGTTCCAACGGTCAAGACCGGATTCAACCCGATGGTCTACGATACCACCGGGCGTAAACTCTGGATTTACGATTACGGTGGGACGCCAGCCTGGGTTGGAGTGGTACTCGCATGAGCCACGACGCGATTCACGCCACTTCTCACAAGACCGGAAACGACTTAATCGCTACCGGAACCCCGGATGGAACGAAGTTCCTTCGGGATGATTTTACGTGGGCCTCCCCTCCCGGGGGCTCAAATGCCTTTCCGATAGGTTCGGTCTTTATCGCCGTGGTCAGCACCAATCCGGCAACATTGCTCGGTTATGGAACCTGGTCCGCAATCGCCGCTGGCCGCGTGCTGGTAGGTCTGGATTCCGGGGATACCGACTTCGACACGGTTGAAGAAACCGGCGGCGCGAAAACGGTGACTCTGGACGAGACGATGATTCCAGCTCACTCCCACGTCGAGCAAGCCCCTTCAAGCGCGGGTGGCGGAGCGATGAAATTCGGGATTGATACCAACGCGAGCGGGACTCAAGCTGCCGGTATTTCCACGGCATCTACTGGCGGCGGATTGGCGCATAACAACTTGATGCCGTACTTCGTGATATTCGCTTGGAAAAGGACTGCATAAATGAACTTCACTGAAGATCAGATCGCGGCAATCATCGGCGCGAAGGAACTTGAACTCATTGCCTTGCGAATGCAGCTCGCGCAGGCACTCGCGCGCATCAAGGAATTGGAGCCTAAACCGGCAACGGCTGACGTGCTGCCGATCCCGTAAAGCTCGCCACGACGAACAGATACTTGGAGAACGAAAATCGCCACTAGCGGAACCTATAGTTGGTCGCCAGATATAGCGGAGTTCGTTGACGAGTCCTTTTCTAGGTGCGGGATAGACCCTGTAACGCTGGTCTCCAAGCACTTGGTATCGTCCAGGATGTCGCTCAACCTCATGTTCGCGGAATGGGCGGCCAAGGGGAACCACAACTACGCCGTTGATGAGCAAACGCAGACGCTCACCGACAGCGACCCGGACTACACGGTGGCCACTGGCACACTCGCCATCCTTGGTGGCGTGATCCGCAGGAGCAGCATCGACACGCCGGTACGGGCGATCAGCCGCGAGGCTTACATGGAGATCCCCGACAAGACGGTCGAGGGTCTGCCGTCGGTCGTTTTCTTTGACCGCAAGGCTTTGCTCTACTACCTGTGGAACGAGCCCGAGAATTCAACGGATGTCTTTCGCTACTGGCGGTTGAGGAAGACCCAGGACGTGACCGCGGCATCGGAAACCACGGACGTTGACTACTTCTGGTTCGAGGCGCTTGCCTCGGGGCTTGCCGCTAAGTTGGCGCTCAAGTTCGCGCCGACCCGGTTGAGCATTCTCGTCCCGATGGCGGAGAAAGCGTTCCAGGACGCCCGGGACGCCGACCGTGAACGCACCAGCACGACTTTCGACATGAGGGGAATCTGATGCGCTACGCCGAGGGCAGGCATGCCTGGGGACGTTGCCAGAAGTGCGGAGACCGCTACCGCCTGAATCAGCTAAGACCCGACGGATACAAGCCGAATCTTCTTGTCGGACCCTGCTGCTACGACATCTTCCCGCCGGCTGAACGCCCCATTGACTTGGCTGATGCCGTGGCACTGAAAAGACCGTCTCCGGACACCGACGATGACTCCGCTGGCGATAGCGGAACTACCTTGGAAGATGAATTGGAAGAGACCGGGGTGTTTCATTTTGGTGGTGGCACATGAGCTTCACCCTCGCCCAACTCAAAACCGCGATCAAGAACCACGTCGAGAACCAGGGCTCGGCTTTCGACGACAACATCGACACCATCATCCAGCGCGGCGAGGACCGGCTTGTCCGTGACTTCGACCTCGAAATATTCGATAGTGAGCAGGACATCACGCTGACCGTAGACGTGGCGACGATCACGAAGCCAGCCAGCACGATTGCACCGCGGACGCTGTGGTACACGAACGGCTCAAGTGACCGCGTCGTGCTGCGCCAGCGGACCTACGAATTCCTGCAGGACTACTGGCCTACGCCGGGCGACACGGGCGAGCCCAAGTATTTCTGCGAACTGACGACGACGACCTGGGGTGTTGCACCTACGCCGGCCGCGACCAGAACAGGCAAGGCGAGGGTCGTGAAGCGGCTGACCTCGATCGTGACCGATACCTCAGGATCGTGGCTGTCGCTCAACTTTGGCGATCTCCTGCTGCTGGCCTGCCTGATCGGGGTCGAGCAATTCGAGAAAGCCGACGACAGGATCGCGGTCTGGGAGAAGGACTACCTGGACATGCTTGCCATTGCCAAGCGCGAGATCAGGTCTGGACTGAGACAGGACGGCTCACCGCTGGCGCCGATGCCGACGGCCGAAGGCAAACCGGAAAAATAAAGGGGAATCACAATGGCCAGCACTTTTACCGCGAAATTAAGATTGGAGAAGCAAGGCCAAGGAGAGAACGCGAACTCCTGGGGCACGCTGTTAAACACGCTACTCGATCTTGTCGATGTTGCCATTGCCGGGCTGGTAGAAATTGCAACGACCGGGGGAACATCGACCCTGACCACGGCGAACGGCACGACGGACGAAGCTAGGTACGCGATTCTCAAGATCACCGGGGTGCTGGTGTCGAATTCGACCATTGTTGTCCCGGCTTCCTCGAAGATTTACGTTGTCTGGAACGCAACCTCCGGCGCCTTTACCTGCACGGTGAAGACTTCCGGTGGGACAGGAATTGCCGTCACGCAAGACGAGAAGGTGGCGCTTTTCTGCGACGGTACTAATGTTGAGAGCGTGCAGACCGAAATTACGGATGCCGAACTTTCCGCCATTGCCGGGTTGACCAGTGCGGCGGACAAATTGCCGTACTTCACGGGATCAGGTACGGCATCGCTTGCGGATTTCAGCGCGTCAGGGCGGTCTATTGCGAACCTAGCCATTACCGCCGCAGGCGGTACGATAGAGGGCACCGGGGCGGCGACGGTAGCGGAGAAACCGGCCTATACAACCGTCGCAGCGCACGCCACAACCTGCGACATCTGGAACGCGCGCTACAACCTGCTGACCGGGGGCGTGGTTACGTTCACCGATGTTCCTGACGCCGACTATCAGGGGCAGTGGACGATCGTGGTGGCGAACGCCGCGCACATTCTCACGGACGGCGCAAATATCGAAGTGCAGGGTAATCAAAATTACACCTGCGAGGCGGGCACTGTGCTGCTTTGGTACGCCAAGACCATCAGCACGTTTCAGGTGACGATCTTCCCGGCAGATGGCCATGCCGTCAGTTACAAATTAGCCA